CAGCTTATTGCTGATTCCTGACTACTGACTACTGACCACTGACCGCTCCTCTATATCAGGGCTCCCAGGGTATCGGGCACTGATTTGCCCGCTTTTTGGTAATGTCCAGCCAGGTGTTTGGCGGCCTTGATGATTTCCTCCTCTGAGGCCTGGACCCTCTCCCCGCGGTGTCCGCCCCTGGATAATGCTGCCACGGCTGCCGGCATGCGGTCCCAGTCCACCGTCTTCTCGATGTCCAGGCGGGGACGAGCCCCGCCTCTACTAAGAGCTCTGAAGATGGCCCTGGTGTGATGGGGAAGCTTCCAGGTCTCGGGGTCCTGGGGGTCTCCGACGATGGCGAAGGCCTCTTTGGGTAGTCCCTCCTTGGTGATTTCTTTTTCTACTGCTTGGGCTACTTTTGATTTAGCCATATTTCCCTCCTGTTGAGATTGCTTTGTTTCGCTCGCAACCTCCGGCTTTGCTCATTAGTTCCTCCTTACGGCTTAAATCCTAATTTCTAAACTCTAAACAAATTCTAAATTCAAAACCCGAAGGCTCAAAACAGTTTGAAATTTTGGATTTTGGTCATTTGATATTGTTTAGGATTTCTCTTCACACTGTAAATACTGCGATGACAACGGCGTCCTTAGGATTTCCTTCAGGGATAGCCACGATGACCCGCCTGCCGATGGTCATTTCTGCTGAGGGGATATTCCTGGCCACGTTAATGTCGTCGAAGTAGGTGGTCAGGGACCCTGCGAGCTGGACTCCAGCGCGGTAGTCCTGGCTGTCAAAGCACTTCAGGACGGCGACTTCTAACATAAATTAAACCTCAAAAGTCAGAAATCAAAATGACAAGTAAAAATGTAAACCTTTTGATTTTTTGCTCTGTATTTTTGCCGTTTGCGTTTTAATGGTTAGTCATCGGTTTCCTTTAGGTGGCCCACCCGGCACAACCCCTTATTTGTCAAGGTAGAGCTCCTTGCTGACGATGCGGTTATCCAGGGCGATGGACCTGAGCTCCTTGTGGTATTGGGCCAGCCTCTCCCTGCCCCACTTGAGGAAGTTGATGGTGGCATGCCGGCCAGCGATGGTGGCTCTATCCACGGTATAGACCGATGCCGATGTGGCCAGGTAGCCGGTGGCGCCTAGAACGATGATCTCCTCGAACTGCTCCGGGATGGTGGATGATTCGGCGTCCAGGGTATGGAGCTTGCCCCACCTTATTCGGGCGTCGTCTCCGTTGCCCGATTCCTCCATGTGGATGATTGACTGCCAGACGCTGAACCTCTGGTAATGTGCTGGCCTGTAGCCGATGGGGAACTCCACGGAGTAGACCTTAAGCAGCTTTAACAGGCTGGAGATATCTATCTCGTTTGAGTCGTCGGTGGTGGCGATATCGTCCTGCTGCTGCAGGGGATAGCGGAAGGAGAACTCCCTGACCACCCGTTCGATAGCGCCGTCAATCTCGTCGTCTGTCCAGCGATAGTTAGCGGCGTCCGTATCTTGCAGGTCTTGCCGGACCCTGGCTCTCATTGTTGGTAGATCCATATTGACTCCTTATGGGGTGGCCCTCGTCCGCCCTGCCCGATATTTGGCAAGGTGGAGGAGGTGGCCCTCGTCCGCCCCTCTCTTTATCTGGCGAGGGACGTGTCCTGTCTGACTCTTGTTCTCATTTCTGTTAGGTTCATTGTTTCTCCTTTTGGGAGAGGACAAGCCTCTCCCCTACGGGGTGGCCCTCGTCCACCTCACCCCTTATTTGGCAAGGGACGTGAGGTACAAAGGAGGCCCTCAGACCCACCACCCTTTATCTGGCGAGGTAGGGGTCGTGCTGCCCGAGGCTGAAGCCTCGGGCTACGTGCGGGGAGAGGACAAGCCTCATGCCTCGGTCGGGGACAAGCCCCGACCCTACGGGCACAACCGTAGTGGCGGGGTTTATCCCCGCCTCATGCCTTATTTGGCAAGGTGGAGGAGGTGTCCCTCGTCCACCTCACCCTTATTTGGCAAGGTGGAGGAGGTGATGAAAATGGCCCTACCAGCCTCCCTGGTAGGCAGCTTCCAGAAATCAAAGGTCAAGATGCAAAATGTAAAAATGGACTTTCTATTTTTAACCTTTGACTTTTGCATTTTGCTTTTCGTTAGTCCCTCACCCCGGTGAGCATGGCGGCCTTGACGGCGGAGAACAGGGCCAGTGATACATACCACTTAACCCTGGTCCTGGTAGCGTCCTTGGTCTCCAGTGAGCCGATGCGTTCCACCTGGAGTGCTTCTGGACTGGTCAAGCCGCAGACGGCGCCCTCTCCCATCTGGAAGGCGTAGATGGTGGAGCAATCGAAGTTGCTCCCGACGAGGCGGTCATCCTTGACCCAGTCGGATATGGCGATAGGGATGCCGTTATACATCTGGATCTGCTCCCCGAACCTGCCTGGTATGGTCTCCAGGATGGCGCCTGAAGCCCGGATAAGGGCCTGGACTTTCCTGCGGCTGCGGCGGCTCATTAACAGCATGTCGGGCTTGCCGCCCTTGACAATGTCAACGAGCTCCTCGATCCTGGACAGGGCCAGGGTGGCGCCATTGGCTCCTGAGCCGAGGTGGCTGCCGAATCGGCAGGTCCAGGTGACGGTGTCATCGGTCTTGGTGGCTCCCTCGGTGAGCGGCCAGGTGGGCTCGGATGCCCCCGAAGTGCCAGCGGTGGTGCACTCATACCTGAAGCCGTTCTCCAGTCCTGCGGTGGGGACGACGAAGTCGCCCAGGACGTAGTCGTGTGAGGCCTGCCAGGCGGTGCCTTTAAGCAGCTTGAACAGGCCATCGAACTGGTCGGTGTCCACAGCGCTGTCTCCCTGGAGGAAGACCTTCTCGAACTCGTGCCTCACCGCCTTGGCCTTGGACTCGATGACGGCGGTCTCAAGATCCTGGATATTGCTCCTGGTAGCCTTGAGGAAGTTGTCCACATCGGCGTCTCCGCCAAGGACTTTGAGGTTAGCGGTTAGCTGGGTGAAGGTAGGAGCGGACTCCTGCCACTCCTCACCGACGTGATACCAGCCGACGCCGGGGAGCGTATGCTCCTGGTTGTAGGTCAGCCCGTTGCCGACGATGGAGATGAACGGCATCTGCTGAAGGATGGGGCTATCCTTGATGATGGTCTCGATGATGCCCTGAAGCAGGACATCGTTGGACAGTTTTGATGCTTCGTCTAAAGTTATTGCCATTATTCCTCCTTTTGTAAATCAAAACTCAAAGATAAAAGATCAAAATGACAAAGCAAACTGTAAAAGTTTTGATTTTTGCTATGTATTTTTGACCTTTGCATTTTTACCTTTGACTTCCTGGTTGTATTGCGTAGGCGATCTTCTCCTTGGGGCTCATGCCCTCAGTGGAGATAGCGCCTCTGGTTGGTGCCCCGGCTGGCACCCTGGCTGCGGCGGCCTCGGCCTCCATGGCCTTCTTGACTGCCTCAACGATGGCCTTGCCTTTGTCCACGGATTGATCTATCTCAGCGATAGACTCTCCGCCGATGATGCCCTCAGGGATATTGGGATTGAGGGCTTTAGCCATACTGAGGTATTTGGCCACAGCCTGGTTTTTAGCTTCACTGGCGGCCGCCAGCTCGGCAGCGGTGGCTTCGAGTTCCTTCCCCTTCGCTTCGCTCAGGGTCAGGACTTCGGCCTTCGCTTCGCTTACAGCCGTTTCCAGCTCAGCTATCCTGGAGTCCTTTCCCGCCATGGCTTCCTCAAGGGTTGCCTTAGCGGTCTTCTCTTCCTCAAGCTGGGCTTTGATGGCCTCGAGCTGCTCGGTGTCGTTTTGGTTTTCATTTTCTGCCATAAGTTGTTCTCCTTTACTTTGAGTTATTATTCAGGCGCTTCCATCTCTGCAGCTGTCGCTCTCTCTCTCGCTCCGCCGCGAGTGGAGGCTGCCCTAAACTCCTGATTCATTTTCAGGATCCTGCCTCTCTCCTCCAACCACCTGTTGAACTCCTCGTCGGGGTCCTGGATCCCCAATTCGTCCATGGCCGTCCTTCTGCTGTGGACTCCGGCCTGGACAAGCAACTGCTCGTTCTGAGCCTGGCGGGCTGCGT